GATTCAAAGAAATTACCTTTAGTTTCAACAGCGATTTGCTCCATAAACTTAAACGGTTGTTCTACATTGAACTCTTTACTACATCCCATCTTAACAAGTAGTCCGTCAACTACAAATTCAAGATATTGTTTCATTAAGTTTGAGTTCATTCCGATCAAAGAAACTGGAAGTGATTCTGTGATGAATTCTTTTTCAATTTCTAAAGCCGAAAGTAAAATCTCTTTAATTCTTTTTTCAGAAGGTTTATCCTCTAAATGATTGTTTAATAAGTGAATTGCAAAGTCACAATGTAAATTTTCATCTTTAAAGATCAATGAGTTAGCATTACACAAACCTTGCATAATCCCTCTTGATTTCATCCAGAAAATAGAACAGAATGAACCTGAGAAAAAGATACCTTCAACAGCAGCAAATGCAACTAATCGTTCTGCGAATGATGCCTTTTCAATCCATTCCAAAGCCCATTTAGCTTTTTTCTGAACTGCGGGTAGTCTATCAATTGCGTTAAAACATTCATCTTTTTCCTTTGGGTTATTAATGTATGTATCGATCAACAACGAATACATTAATGAATGAATGTTCTCCATCGCCAATTGGAATCCGTAAAAGAATTTAGCCTCAGGGTATTGTACTTCTCGGTAGAAATTTTCCGCCAAGTTTTCGTTTACAATGCCGTCAGAAGCTGCGAAAAATGACAATACGTTTTTGATAAAGTATTTTTCGTTATCAGTTAAATTTTCCCAATCTCTGATGTCATTAGTTAAATCCACCTCTTCTGCCGTCCAAAACGCCGCTTGGTGTTGTTTGTAAAATTCCCATATATCATTGTGTTCGATAGGGAAGATGACGAACCGACCAGGATTTTCTACTAGTATTTTTTCCATTTTTATAAATTTACTTATTTTGTTAATTTGATTGTGTTTCTCTTTGTTTTCTCTTTTCTAAGAGTTCCTTGACTCTTTGTCTTTGTCTTTCTTCGGTTTGTTCTTCTAACCCTAAAAATGTTACAGAACTTTCAGTGTCAATCTCCAACATACCATTATCAAATTTACAATTCTCAAATACAACACCATCATCACCAATACGTGATTTTGTAATTGCAATTGTTGCCAATTTCATTTCTTTTTGTTGTAATGTCTTTGCAACTGATATAATAACGTGACCCACTTGAGCCTTTTTAATTGATCCACCCATTTGATCTGTTGTAACAACTTCGGAAGATATTGAAGATCTGTTACCTTGAGTTGCGGTCCAACCCACAATATTCATTTCGTGACACATTGCTTCAAATGCTCTCATCACTGACCCTTCACTCTTCCATTCATCACCCAAATTTTTGTCAGGGACAATACAATCGATATAATCTAAAACAATCATATCAACTTTAATCCCATCAGATACCATTTTTCTAATTTGATTTTTGATTTGTAACATCGTCATAGTATCGGATGGTAACTTTTTCATTATCAATTTATTTGGCATCGATTCCTCAATTTCCCTAACTCTCTTCATAACTTCATCTTTTTTCTCTGACAAATCGTCAGGATGAACTTTCGTCCATAATGTGAAGTGTTTTCTTTGGATAACCTTTGGGTTGTCCTCAAAAAAGATCTGAAGTACATTAAAACCTAAGTTAAAAGCGTGATTTGCCATCTTGGTTAATACAGTTGACTTACCGACTCCTGTAGGTGCTAAGATAACACCAATTTCTCCTTTTGCCAAACCTCCCTTCAACAATCTATCAATACCTGGTATTCCCATAGGAATTGGGTGTCTATAATCATCTTCAAGAACTTGGTCAAGGTTAGAAAACACATCTAACATGGATGTGTCTTTTGCTCCAACCTGAAGAGCTGTTTTAACCATTTCTTCAAGTGTGTCGTAGTTCTCAAATTCACCACCATCGATGATCTTTTGAGCCTTACCCATAACCTTTTGTAGTTCTTGTTGTTTACAGAACTTCAACGCTTTTTCTTGTACAAAAGCTACGCCATCGATAGGTGCATCTTTAATTTTCTTGATTGTATCCATAACAATCTTGGATGCAATTTCTTGTTGTAATTCAGATTTTGTGATTTGTTCTAACGTATCAAACGACGGTGTGTGGTCATATTTCGTGTAATACTCTCTAATCATTTGAATGATGATTTTGAAGTACTTGTTTTCAAAATAATTATTCTCTATCACATCAATAATTGAATGTGAAAAGTCTTTATCCACAATGATTTGATTAAGTAATTGTAACTGAAACGTATTACCTAAATACTCAAAATTTTTACCTGTCGCCATATAGTTTTCTCTCGTTTAGTAAAAATAAATAGTATTAGTTTTTGATAAATTCAGGATGAAAATAATTAAAATTTTTACCTGAAAAAATGTCAGTAAGTGATGAAAGGATGCTTTTTAACTTTGGGCGTAGGTCTACGGTGTATCTTACCTTTGGAGGGTATACTTTAGCATCAAACTCACGCTGACAAATTGTCATGTCTCCGAGCTTAATAATTAAATTAAAATTTTCCGGACCTTCTGTTATCGACGTATTTAATACATCTGGGTTTTCTGAAATTTCATATTGGTTATCCAACATGTATGTTACTGATCTCATCTTAAGATCGTATTTTAACTCATTGCAAATACTTTCAATGTGATAATAAAAATCTTCAGATTTATGAGCGTTTTTATTGAAGTTTCTAACATTAAAGAATCTTTGAACTACAATGTTATCGTTACACATTAACAAAAATTCAACTTTGGTAATATCCTGTTCTTTCATTTGTTTTTTTTAATTTTTTTTGTTTCTAAAATTTGTTTTTTCTTTTCTTGTTAACTTCAAAAATGGTTTCAAAAAACTTACCCAAGCGTCGTCACCCTTAGGTAGGTATTTGAAGAATCCATCTTCCATCATCATTCTAATTAGATTTCTATGTCCTCTTCCGTCGGGATCCATCGACTCTGAGTAATATAATCTAACTAATTCTTTTTCTTCATCACTTAAAAGGGGTTCGTCTAAGTCTACAAGTTTTTGATTGATGACATAAAATTCATCCCCAAAAATGCCTTCTTTTGTTTTACCACTTAACAGGTTCTGAAGAACTACGTTCCCCTTTTCTTCTTTTAGTAAATTAGAACTCTTATCCAAAATATATGGTATTTGTACTAATTCTTCAAGTAACTCAGGAAACAATTTGATCAAAGTTTTCTCACCAAGATAAAAGATACCATCAATGTTATCTGAACTGTCTCCAGTGAGAATCTTTACTGTCTTAACATTAAAGTGTGGAATTTCAATATCATGTAATTTTATTTTATCTCCGAACTTATAATATTGTTTTGTTGATGGTGAGTAAATTGAAACTTTTTCAGAAATTAATTGAGTTAAATCTCTATCACTCGAGAATATAGTTTTTGTCTCATCTAATGACACTTGACAGTAATATGCAATTAAGTCATCAGCTTCTGCGTGTTCTGTCTCCAGTTGTCTTACAAACATCTCCTCGAGGTATTGTCTAACTCTTTGTTTTTGTTCTAAAAAAGATTCTTCTTTTTGCTCTGATTCGGAAGGTCTTCGATTTAATTTATATTTTGGGTATATCAATCTTCTTTGTGAAGATGAAGTTTTAGAATCCCAAAATACGACAACTTTACCATAGTTGTGTTCTTCCAAAAATTTACGAAGAGTATTTAGGAAGTGCCAAACACCTCCAACATGTTTTCCATTGTGGTAGAATTCTCTAACACCATGGAAACCAATTTTTAATAAATTATTTCCGTCTACTAATAATGTTTTGGTCACTTTTTGTTTTTTAAGTGATTTCTAAATATTTTTTACTGCTAAAAACCAATCCCAATTATGGTTAATCTTTTGAATGCTAAAGTTTTTTTTGTTTAAAAGTTCTATACACTCATTGGTATCTTTTTGCCATTCAGGGTTAATTCTATGATGAAAACTAACAACTATTTGATCTATATTATCAAAATCTTCATCCGTAAAACTTCTTAAAAGGTCGTACTCCGCACCTTCAATATTAAGTTTTAAAACAGATATTTTACTGATTTTGAATCTATCGCAAAACGTTTTCCATGTAATAACATCAAATTCATCTTCACCTTCTGTAAAAATAGTTGTCCCAACACCATTATTTTGTATTTTCATTTTTCCTTCAAAATTCCATACGATTCCTTTGAATAGTTCTGTTCCATCTTTTTCATTTTCGTAGGGATCAGCACCAATTACTCTTTTTTTTCCAATAAAAAAATTTGACCAGTCCCAATCTAAACATCCCAAATCTATTATATCTCCGTCATGAGTAAGACATCTTGCATCAACACTTGAATAATCCCATTCAGGTATTGTTCTAATTATATTCCAATTGTTCATATTATTCGTTTTCTTCCTTTTCCGTTTTCAAATCAAAGTCACCATCAACTCCGATTATATCTTTCCAATAGTCAGCATATTCTTTCTTATACTTTTCTATTGATGCTTTTTCTTCAGTAGTATCTTTACCTGGCAAGAATCCGTGTGGTGTAACAATAATTCTTCCGTCTTCAAAACCAAGACCATTGATATGGTTTTTCATAACCGACACTTTTGTTCTTGAAGCGAACTTAACAGTTCTCTTATCTTTTGTTGCCGTGATCTTTGTTGTTCCCGCACCTTTTTGATTACCAAATAAGAATACCAAAGAAGAGTTTAACCAAATTGCTTCACCACCTTTTGCTTTGATCTTAGGTTGACCAAATGGATTATCAGGTAATTCTACCCAAGGTTGATTAACAATGATTAAGGTATTTTCATATTTAGAATCTGCTTTACGAGATCCTGAAATACGTTGGTTAATACCCATACCAATTTTGTCGGCTAAAACACTTGCATTGTGTTGTTTACCTCCTTTACCCTCGTAAGTCATTTTACAAGGAACTGATCCAACTGAATCCCACATTATACAAAGTGAATAATCTAATTCACCTTTTTCTTGTGCATCTAATAGTTCATTAATGTAATCAGTAATTTGTTCGATATAACTGAAGTTGTTATTAAAGAGGAAAAACCCGTCCCAAGTCAACTCACCTGTTTCTTCATCTACCACTTCCTCACATTTAAACCCCATTATTTTTGAGTGATCAAAAGACCATTTTTGTTCAGTAATAATGAATACAGGAAGAATATTTTTCTTTTGAGCATCAACTGCCGTTTTGATAAGTGCCGTTGTCTTACCTGTATCAGAGTGACCCAATAACATGTTAAGGTGGCCAATAGCAGGTCCGGGTAATCCTACCGCATCCAAAAATTCAGGACCAAGATCAAAAAATCTTTGTGGTTTGTATTTTGCGTCCGAAGAGAATTTTTTCTTCAACGAACTAAAGTCGTTTTTTTTAAGTGCCATTACAGTTCGTAAATTTTAAAATTTGTAATTGTTTCTAATTTGTCTTTTGCGTCAGTCAGTTGAGTAACTAAATTATCCATTTCTTCAGTGTGTTGGGGATGTTCTCCAATACCAACAGAGTTTGTAAAATAAATGTAAAGTCGTGCTTCTGCATCCGCGATTTCCGCCTCATATTTTTTAATCAAAGCATCTTTCAATTTTTCAGCAATAATAGGTTTCATAGTATTTTATTTTTAAAAATATAGACAAAAAAACGGGAACAATAAACTGCTCCCGTTACATTTTGTTTAATAAAATTAGAATGGTAATTCTTCATCAGCCTCGTCGTTTGCTTGTGGATCAGCAACTTCGTTGATTGATTTTGGTGCTGGTGTCCCACCCATAGAAACTTCAGATGTTTCATCATTAGAATAAACATATCCACCTTTTTCAGAGTCCCAACGTGGAGTTTCACCACGAGCGATTGCCTCAAGATACTCAACAGGTTTTTTAGAATATACGTCTTCCCAAGTTAACTCATCAGAAACCCACTCTGACATTTGAGTTTGATCTTCTGAAATTGCAGATGGGTCATCATACATAACTGTTTGGATTACTGTATAGAAAGCACCTTTTGGTGTTTTTGCCTTTGTTAACTCAAGGATAAGGTCACGTCCTTTATCAGGATCTGTAATGTCTCCTTTCGCTTTCCAAATTGGAATAATTTTATCAAGGATTCCTTCTTGTTTGTAATTGTGTTTAAATCTCCAAAATTTTACTCCGTCTTGTTCGTTATCACGATCAACAACTTTTACAATATAAAACTTACGTGCTCTGTACTGTGTTGCCAATTGTTTGTCGGCTTCTTTACCTGTTGACATAAGCTCCTCATAAACTTCATTTAAAGGTGATCTCTCATTGTCATTTTTTCCTGG